AAACTTGGAGCGTTTGCATTAGAACGCAGGTATATTCGTTGGTGGGGTCGAAAAGATTTAGGCACCGGTATTCTTCAGAACATGTCCGATGGCGGCCAAGGCACGAGTGGTGTCAATAAAGTAGTATCTCAGGAAACTAAACAAAAAATTAGTTTGGCTAATTCTGGTCGCTATCAGTCAATTGCTACAAGACAAAAACGCAGTCAATCTTTAGCAGGACGTAGGCCATCTGAAGAGTCGAATACTAAACGTCGAGCTAAAGCAGTAGGTAGAATTTTAGGTCCACAAGATGCTGCAAGACGTGCTAGGACTAGTGAAGCTGTTCGTCTTTCTTGGGCCAAACGCAAATTAGAATTGATCAGGCCAGTCACGCCATAAGGCGTGTTGAATATCACCTGATACAAACTGATTGAAACTCTTGTGTTTAACTTCAAGGTCGCCTTCAAGTGGAGCCACACGTTTGAATGCTAGGTCCATTTGAGCCATGCCTGTGAATTCCATTATAATGAGCCATTCGGGCATGTCTGCAATGCTACGGAATCCCATCTTGCAGCGTGTGATTCTATAGCTCTCCATCTTGCCTTCTGAGATTAGATGATCAAAGAAACTCTTCATTCCGTTTACCCAGTCAAGGTCTGTGATGTCGCCTTGTTTGTTTGCCCAAATTGTGTATAAGTCTGCCATGTGTTTACTCCAGTGGTCCTAGTATTTCAAATCCGTCTATCACAGATTTGTACAGGTGTGCTTGTTCAAGATACAGATATTCAAACCCGCGAGCCCGGTAGATAGCACACTCTGTTTTCATTGTTTCTATTCCCAATCTTGTTTTGGGATTGTGATATGTCCATGCAAACTGATCGCACTGTGCATTGTGCTGATCAAATCGCCGTATCAGACTCCAGGCAACCAGTTGTTTGTTGTCGTAGTAGCCAATGATGTCAGCCATTGGGTCAAGATATCTGCTGTGAAACATGGGCATGACACTGGCAAAGTGTTTGTGAGTGCAATAGGTTCGATAAATGCTATCCAGTTGTGCCAGCACATCAGGCTCGCGACTGGTAATGTACTCCCAGTCTACCGTGGGTTCATAGTTGGTTTTGCTCAAATCAACTCTGGCAAATTGATAGCTCATGATCTTGGGTCAACTCGATTCTGAAACAACTGTTCAAGATAGGGTTCAGGCCAGGCATGATAGAAACCTTTTTTCTCCATGGCTTGTGCTCGGCTATTCAGATCTGATAAAGGTTGCAGTATACTGAGTGCATACTTGCCCTGATTCATACAGATACCGTTGACCATTTCTACATCTTCGGGATGATCCTCAAGCACCAGCAGATCGTTTGCCAACAAAAAGTCTCGATTGGCAGCATCCAGTCGGCCGTGAAAATAGTTGTAGGTCCACTCGCCAGGATCGTAGGCATAGATTATGACTTCGTATTCGCCCATGCCTTTTGAACACTGAGTTTCAAGATCATGATAAGGATCATTACCTACAAATATACCCACAGTGCGTTTGAGCCGTGCTGACCTGGCAAACGGGCACGGCGGAAAATTGCCTAGACTAGGGTGCGGAACTTCCACAAAGGTTTCTGACCAGTGCAAGATGTCTCTAGTGACTTGAGTGATGTTTAACATTAGAAGAAAGGCAATCGAGATTTTTTTGTTGTTTCCAGGTTGTCTTTGATGATATCGCTGATCATGGCACGTTCTCGATTGCTCAGAGCCAGTACTTGATCATATGAAATCCCGCCGCGCATGTACCATGACATTTTCAAACTCTCCTGACGAATACTTTCGGCCTCCTTTTCCATACCATCTACCAGACTGGAAATTTCCTCAGCAGTGGATGCTAGGAGGCGGCTGCGAAAAAACTTGTCATGTCCAGAGTCAAGGCCTGCTTGTAGTCATGTTCACATTCGGTACATTTGATGTCTAGTGGTTTTAATTCACTAGCGCCGCGCAAGCCAATCACATGATCGCGAATCTTGGAAAATAATTCACGATCACAATTGGTCAAAAACTCCTGAATAAATTCTGGTTCAGTTACAAATGCTGACGGAGTACGAATACTGCTGATGCTCCACTTGATGGCTTCGATGGTGAGTTCAGTGATGCGTTGCAGAACTTCTTTCATTTTGCGAAGTTTTTCTTTTTCGTCAAGATCTGCAGACGGCAGCATCTGCATCATTTTTTGTTCATCAAATTGAGTTTGATTTGTGGTGTTTTGAGTTTTGTAGTCAATGGGCTTGAATCTGATTTCTAGATCACCGCTGACAACAGGTGCATCAAAGTCCGGAGATTTTAGTTGATCTAGTACATTTCGCAGGTCCAGCATGTATTCTGATTCTTTTGTGCAGGCTGGACAGGTGGAATTGAGCTCCATGTTATGACCGTAACTGGCAATTCTCACAGCAGTAAGCAGGGCATTGATGTCGGGAGCAGGTGCATGCCAGGCATTTTTGATGCTGGGAACACAGCTCTGAATCACATCCACTACAGCTTGTCCATTGAACAAGGCATCCGGCGTGCGATATGTAATTTCGTCAATGGCTGTCATGGGCAACACTGGCAGCTCACCGTTGGGCGGGATATTGATAGATCCTTCAGGCCAGTAGTTGCCACTGGTGGGCAATCGCAAATAAATTGCAGGTTGGCGAAAATATTGTCGTAAAGGGTTAGCAGATTGGGTCATAGATTACCTATAAATATAGTTCTACTTATGGGCACAAAACATGGCTGAACAAACTTTCGAAGCACAACAATTTGCAGACGCACTGGCACGGGCCAGCGCCGAATTTGAGCGCTATGGCAAACTGTCACAGAGCACAAACAACGACGTTACTGATGCGGCTATGAAAGCCAAGTATGGCCTGAGTAATTTTACCCAGGCCATGGGTAAGGGTCAAACAGCAGCTATTGATGTAGGCAAGGCCATGGTCCAAGCAGCCAGTGCCATGTACCAGGGCAAAAAAGGTGCAGCAGCATTCAATGACTCAGTTGATTCGTTAACCGCAGCAGCCAAGGCCGCAGCGGTCGGCCTGTTCTTGCTGGGAGGTCCTTTAGGAATGCTGGCAGCAGTAGTGGTTACTGGTATTGCAGCCCTGGGCGAATTTGTCAAAGCTGCTAATGAAATGTCGGACAAGCTGTACAAAGGATATCAAGACCTAGCTGAGTCTGGTGCAGCAGCATCTGACGGCATGGATGGACTGTTTGAGGATGCTAAAAAGCTGGGTATCAGCATGAATGATATTGCCCAGTACACCGGGTTAATTGCAGCAAATTCAAAAGATCTAGCACTGTTTTCAGGCTCAGTCTATCAGGGTCGTCAGGCCTTTGCTGATGTGGTTGAAGGCATGGACAAGTTCAAAGAAGGACTGATGAACACCGGCTTGAGCCAAGAACAGATCAATGCAGGTGCAATGAGCTATTTGAAGCTGCAATCCAGAATAGGGCTGAGTCAAAACAAATCAACACAGGAGCTGGCCGAAGGCACAAACAAATACCTCCTGGAAATGGATGCATTGAGCAAGATCACAGGTGAAACCCGCAAAGGCATGGAAGAGACCATGGAAGCGGCTCGCAGCGAAGAACGGTTTGCAGCCAAACTTCAGGAACTTCGTGCCACCGGCAGAGTCAAAGAAGCCAAAGAACTTGAAATTGCAAACGTCATGCTGAACAGCCAGAGCAAACAAGCAGCACAGGGCTTTCGTGATTTGTCAACCGGCATGATCAATACAGATGCTGCGCAGAAACTGTATATAGCGACCCAAGGCAAGGCCATGGTGGTGTCTGACAGAATCAGTGCAGGACAGATCAAGGCAGCAGAAGCAGTAACAGTGCTGGGAAAAGCAGCAGGAGACACAGCCAAAAATAATACCTTTCTTGCCAAGGCCGGCGTGTTTGGGGATGTGTTTGGGGACTTTGCTGGATATTTGAGGCTGGGAATTTATTCACAAAGAAACCTGACGTTAGAACAAGAAAAAGCCGAAGCCGAAATAGAAAAAGAACGACTTGGTATGGACCCAGCGGTCAAGGCCGCCACAGCCCTAAGAATAGCACAGCAAAAAGGCAACGAAGCAACTGAACGTTTTATCAAAGAAGGTATTGTTGCAAGCACTGAATCTATGGTTGTGCTGGCCAAAGCAAGCACAGCCGCTGCTAATGCTCTGAATATCTTGGCCGGAAACAAGACCACAACAAGTGGTCGCACCCCCGGTGGCGGTACCAGTCAACAACCAAGAAGTCAACCTGGTAGCCAAATAGGTCCTACCAAACCCGGAAGTGGTGGTAATCTAGTTGCTCTAGCTGACAAACCCAGGGGTGCACCTGCTGCACCTGCTGGACCAGCACCTTCGAGACCAATGTTGGGCATGGCTGCAAAGTTTGAGTGGGACCGTCAGTATGGCAAAACACATAATACTGACGGCACACCAGTAGGTTCTCCGGCTGCTGCTCCGGCTGCTGCTCCGGCTGCTGCTCCGGCCGCCAAAGCAACATCTTCAAAACCAGTTAGCCCAAGAGCAGTGATGGCAGCTGATTCAGATCGTTTTCTTGGTAAAAATAAACCAGCAGCTGAATCAGCACCAGCTCAATCTGCAGCACCTGTTACTTCCTACAGTGATCGATTACTCAATTATATCAAGTCAACTGAACAATTTACTGCCAAGGCATTTTGGGATTATAAACAATATACCAACGGATATGGTACCAAAGCCAATGGTCCTGACGAAGTCATCACCAAAGAAGAAGCAGAAAATAGATTAACTAATAGTTTACAATCAGCAGTGTCTGGTGTGTTATCTTATGGAAAAAATAAAAAATACAACTGGACTCAAGGACAAATTGATGCACTAACTTCTTTTAGTTATAATGCTGGTATTGGCCGATTGGATCAGCTCACCGGCGGCGGAAAAAGAAGCAACGAAGAAATTGCTGCAAAGTTGCTGGAATACAACAAAGCTACGGATTCAAGATCTGGAAAAATTGTTGAGCTATCAGGGTTGACTAAACGCAGACAAGAAGAATTATCAATGTTTCAGCAGGCCAAAAAAGGCGGCATGTTTAATGGACCCAGCTCCGGATACCCTATGACCATGCACGGCCCTGAAGCAGTTATACCACTTGAAAATGGTGCTGTGCCGGTGAGTCTGAGCACAAACAATCTGTATTCAGGATTTGACGCTGTAGCTGAACAGTTGAACGGACTAACAGAGCAGGTAGTTGCCAGTACTGAAACCACAGTCAAGTTAGTTGCAGATGAGTTTAAATCTGCGCTGAGCCAGATGAGTCAAACAAAAACAGATCAAGGCAACAGCGGCATGACCGAAATGTTGATGATGTTGTCAGAGTTAGTTGCCGCTGCCAAATCTGGCAACGACATATCCACAAAGATCCTGCGCCAACAAGCATAATCACGGTAAATAAACTACTATGGCAGAAACAAAACAACCCGGCTGGCGCAAGTATTTCAAGGTGGCTGACACATCAGGCACCATGAGTCCTATTTCGGGCAAGAATCAATTTGGGTTACCGGACTATTCTCGCAACGACGGAACCAACAGCACTGCACAAGCTGACTTTGTGTTTCGCAACTATGCCAGCAGACTTCCTGAAGTGTACTCGGGTCATCCCAATCGGATTGAACGTTACAATCAGTACGAGAACATGGACATGGACTCAGAGATCAATGCTTGTCTAGACATCATTGCTGAATTCTCCACACAGATGAACGAGCAAAACGGCACGCCGTTTCAGGTCAAGTAC